TTTTTATTAACATTTCGCTCTCTTTTAGCAAATGGATCACGATCTTTTGTATCCTCGTCATCTCGTTCATCAGACTTTGCAAATACTGGTGGATTCTTTTTTAATTTGTTTTGTTCCCGCTTAATTTCCGGAGGTCGATTATCTTCTCCTGGTTTAGGAATATCTCCTTCAAATAGTCCGTCTCCCGAATCACCCATTTCAGAATCATCAAATCCGCCGGAGCTGCCGAAGCCTCCGCCTCCAAAATCATTTCCAAATCCACCAGAGGAATCGTCTTCCTCTGCCGCCGGAACATCTATTTTATTAGCCTCTTCAGCAGGATCGGTTCCGTCCTCTTCAATTGAATTTAGTCTGTAACGGTTCTTAGCATCAGTAATGATTTTAAGATTCATTTCTTCAATTTCATCATTTGCCAATCCAAATAAATGCTGATACACCCAATCCATAGGAAAGAAATGATTATCAACCATGTCGTTAGCAACACTCATCTTGTCTCCCCACAAAGCAACTTTCTCTTGTTCGAAAATAGTAGATGGGTTAGTTAATTTCATCTCAAAATTAATAAGAGAGGCATCGGTAAACCCCTGAACATATAAGTGAATTATAGCCAACTTATACAATTCAGAAACCACAATCTTTTGTATTCGTTGAATGGTTCTTGCGAATCTTACATCTTCAGCAGCCAATGTAGCTTTACCGCCAATGCTTTCATCGTAGCCCAAGAATGCTTTTGGAATTTTAAGAGCAGCCATCATTTTATTACGAACATATTCAACATCATCGATGCCTGTCCATTCGAGGCCACCCAAATTTTCAATTTTAGTTCCACTATCGCCACCACGAACTGGTAGATAATAATCTTCAATCATGTTTTGAAGATTAAATCTCAAATTATAATCACCCGTTTTTTCATCGATATAAGGAACCTTTTTCATTTGTCCAACCAATCGTTCCATGTAAGTATCAACTTCGGCTGGTGCGATGTTGCCAATATCAATATAAAAGATCCGACGTTCTGGTGCTCTCATAATACGATTAATTAACATTGCATCTTCTAAAAGAGTCAATTGTTTCCAAACTCTTCTAGCTGGTTCTAGATGAGAACGACCATACGGCAAAAAATTCGAATCAGATAAAAGTCGGAAGTGAGCCATTTCATAATTTTCATATTCCTGACCACCATATTGACCGTCATGTTGAAATTTAATATAGTTTTTGTTAGTTGGATCTAGTCCTTCTACTCTTGTAACTTCATATGGACTTAACGGATCGACCGAAAAAATACCATATTCGGGAGAAATATCTAATCGTAAAAAGAAATCACCATATTTTAAAATGTTTCTGGTCCAGGACCAAAGGTTGAAATCAATATTAAGAATTTCATAGAATAGATTTTCTAATATAGATTTGATATTATCATCATCTGTTTTAATCGACAATGTTTGACCCATCTCGTTGTCGGTAGTGCAATTATGAGTGAAAAGTTTCCCTCCGTTTTTTGTTTCTATCGCATATACATGTGTATCTGCAACATTTACCAAATCATATACTGGTTCTGTATTATCTAATTCAACAGAAACAACTTTATGATCGCTCAATTTTGTATTACAGGTTTTTAATGAACTTCCTTTTTTTAATTTGGAAGTTGTAATTATTTCTCCAGATGATGTAACCCATTTATGTTTACTGGTAGCTTTTATTACTGTCCCATCATCCAATTTTATTTTGTATACTCTTTTATTTCCATTACAAGCTACCCGCTCACATTTTTTCGGAACAAAATCTCCATTTTCATCAATTGAATATACCCAAAAGTTTTTTGCCTTTGAATCAAATAATTCTTTTATTGACCGTTTTTCTCCATTCAATAACGGAATTATGGTTTCTCCTGCTACACACTCATCCGCTATTATGTCCAGGGCGGATGCTAAAATCGGGTCCATATCCATGATATCATAATCACGAAACAATTCAAGTCTAGCCGCTTGATACGACATCGACATATCACGATTGTGGACATTATATGTTGAACTTCGTAGTCGGTTAAATCTATCTCTTAAAGAATTTCTATCTGTAGCAAACTGAACTTTTTCTGTATCAACTACTTTTAAACGCTTACCACCAACATTACGAATTATAACATCCGTGGAAAATAACTTCTTTAATCGTTTTAATATACTAAGGTCTTGTGCCATTTTAATTTAATGTTGATCGTTTCATTACAGTTAGCTGTGAACGAAGTTCATTAACTTTTTCCTGTGAAATTAACTGTTTTTCTTTTAAAAATTGTGCTTGTATTTTATACAATTTTTGTTTTTCGGTTTCAGAGCGAATCCCTTTTTTTAGTTTATTCTCGCCATCGTTTTCTGATTCATATGATTTCATTGCATCAGAAACCGAATCTTTCTGTGAAGCTAATTTTTCAATATAGTCAGCGATTTCTTCTGTTATAAGTTGACGAGGATTCATATTAATAAATATATTGAAATTTTAATTTATCAACCATTGAAGATCTTCTTCTTCTCCTCGACCCACTTTCATTTTATATGGATTGTAATTAAGATGAGGATTTCTTCTTGTTGGAATATATACAACTTCGTGATCCCAACTATTTTTTCCAATTTTATCTAATGCCATTTTTTGTAATTCTACATTTTGACCATGTAAAGCTAGTGCTGTATCATATATCCACAATCCAATTCCCAAAGATATTACCAAATCATCATTGTATCCGTTAGCGGCTTGTGCTCGTCCGTTATACCAAATGAATGTATACAATTCAGAAATGGTTCTTGCTGAATGTATAATGATTGATTTTTCTCTGAAATATAAATCTATTTTTGAAATAATAAGTGGACGGGTTTTGGATGATGTAGTGAAACCAGCAACCTTTTTCTTTTCCTTAGCATTAATCCTATTGGTTTTTGCTGGTGCGGTAGGGTCGATGTATTTTAAATCTTCGACCATATAAAACAAATTCTTATATTTTCTATTGATAACCTGTTGGATAACCGCCCACCCAATATTAGCATTTTCAATTATTAATAAAGCGTCATTCCACTCTGTAGCAACTTGCACCAAAAAATTCCCAAATTGTTTGGTTTCTAGTTTACCTTTATATTCAGCCACTTGCTCCATTTTTTCTAACTCTAAAACATGAAAGGCCGAATAATCCTCACCGTCTCCTCTAGCAGGATCCGCCACGACTACATAGCCCTTAGTATAATCTGCAACATCCCATTTCCAATATCCTTTGTCATGATATTCTTTGGAAATTGGATCGATGACATTAAAAGTTGTATACCATTCCAGTATTTCAGTATCCACAACAGTATTACCAGATGTTAAAAATGAACAGTCGCACTCTTGTGCCGCTGCTCTTGGACCCATGATTCTGTCTTGATTATCTCTCCATGATTGATCATATTTTGGATGGAGCGTCCAATGAAGTGTTATGGTATTAAAATCCTGTAGCCCTTGTTCAGACTCAATCCAAAGCTGGTGGAAAAGATTGCCCATGCCATTAGGTGTCTGATGGCCAATAATACCATTATATATAACTGAATGGTTCATTTTGTCTGTTGGATCATCTGGCAACGAAAAATCAAAAGTATTGTTTTCAAAATCTTCTATTAATTTAATTTGTTCCCAAACAATATTTTTAGATATTATATTTTTCCAATATTCATACTCATTACTTGAAAGTAATTTTCCATATAAATCAAATAATTGTGTAACAATTCCCCATGAAATATTATTTGTTTTATATTGTGTTTTTTTATTTACTAGTCCATTTACAAAAATATTATGCTTTTTCTTAATAGAAGAGGTATTTTCCCCACTCAATTTATAAAGTTTTCGAACTAGTTCTAATGTATTGGGTATGATTACCAAATTATTATTTCGTTTTTTTATCAAATCCAAATTATTTTTATTCTGTTGTTTTCTATTAAACTTAAACCCTATTTTATTATAAAATTTCAAACAATTTTGGCCATAAATTTCAATCCTATGTGTATCATAATTAAATTTATTTTTACAGTCATACGAATTCATTTGTTCTTTGGTATATAAAAACTTACTAGTTAATATTCCAAAATTGTTTAATATAATACGAACCTGATGTATAAGGGTTTCGGATGTAGATGTTAAATTTATTGTATTAGATGATGAACATCCGTCGCCATCAAATATTCCCGACACAACGCCTTTCACTTTCTCAGATGACAATGACAAAATTCTAGATGGAATTTTTTTCGAATTCGCTTTATTACTCAAATCAAATCCCATGAATTCAAAAAACTCAATTAAGTTTTTATTAGAAATATTATAATGAAGACCATCGCTGCAGTAATATTTCAATCCTAAATTATTTAACAAATGTGAAATATCATCACCGCATGATATAGTTATAGATCCACCAATAAATTTTTTATTCTTATTAAATACTTTATAACAAGACCCTTCAGCAATATACAATCCCATTAAATAACAAATATTATCAGTTAATTTTATTGGATGAAATTTATTTTTTATTTTTGAAGACTGTGTTGGGTTAAATGCTGATATATCATTATTATCTCCCCAAATATCCATGCCAAATTGTATAGAAATATAATCTCCTTTATTTAAATTTTGTGATTCATACCATCCATATTTTTGGTCTTGTTGGGAAAATGCCCATAATTTATGATTGAAACTACATTCAATTTCAGAGGATTTGGATTTTATTTTTTTTGT